GACTACGACAGCATAGAAGTAATAGGCAAGAAATGGGAATTTGTAGGAACTGAAGGTTTTGTGGAGCCCGATGTAGAAAAGTATGCTATAGTAACAGATAAATTACAGAGGCTTAACCAGACAGCGCCTGATTACAACAGTATGATGAAAGCTCTTGAAAAAGAAAGAGCGGCTTTAAACATTAAGTTTATAGCTAAGAAGGTGAACGTTGCACAAAATCACTATTCAGTGGCTGCTATGGAACAAGTACTTAAAAAACATATAGGAATGCCTGGCGGTTCAAAAATTAACTCACCTGTAATTAGTAGAATGTCTAGACGCAGTACCAAACGTAGTACCAGACGCAATAACCAAAGAAGACACCGCGGTGGCGCTGGTATGCTTTCGGCGGCGGCGCCTATAAGTCAACAACCCGCGTTACCTGGCGGTCTTTCATCCGTTTTACCTACGGATTCATGGGGACGATGGGAGCCTCACTCAGAGGCATACCAGTGGGGTCCTAATACATCTGCGCCAGCGGCTTTAGCAAATGGTGGCTTATACACAAACCCGCAATCAACAGCACCCTGGGCGTCATCCCCTTTCCCGGCTACTCAACACGCGTTTGCTTTAGAGGGCGCTAAAGTCAGTGGCTTACCCGAAGTCGCCTACCACCAAAGACCTAATGATAATTTTGGTGCCTCCTTCAGCCCCCAGGTCGCCATGCCTATTACATCTCAACACTGGTCCGCATCTGGACCCATGGGACCTTTTGTGCAGCAAACTGGAGGCAGAAGAACCAGAAATGGAAGACAAAGAAACAGACAAAATAACAGAAGCAGAAACCAGCGCAGAAGCAGAAGCAGCCGTCGTTAAGATTGCACGCAATTAACATATGATAATACGATGTATTATTACATGATAAAATATCTACAGAAGTGTAGTGATGCAGGCAGGTCAGAGTATAACTGTTGACGCAAGCGCTGCGCAGCCTGCTGAAATACACAAAGATGACCCCCGTAATCTTGAAAATTTGATGAGTAAAATCGCGGTTCTAAATTCACAGGCAGCTTCCGACACAAAGTACGACCCAAAGCCGCCGCCACGTGTTGACAAAAATGGTAAAGAGGTTCTTGAGAATTTCAAAACTGAATTAGACGCATCAGACATAAAATTAATAGGTGAATTTTTGTACGGCTTCGGCGCCCTATCTTCAATAGTCCTTGTAATGGCTGTATTTGCACTTATTGACCCGAAGACGAATAGAACTGTCGCAAGCACAAATAACGGTTATAACATGGTTGGCGCAGCAATAGCTATAAGTCTAGGAAATATCGCCTTGGTATTTTTTTCACTAAAAAGCAATGAAATAGTACAATGGTATCCGGCATTGAAGGACGGTCGTATTTACTATTAATTTTGCTATCTATCCGTAAGGCAATAAATGGCATACAATGGAGGCTTAGTCATGTATGAAGATGCACATCAGGGTTACACCCTAAAGCCGCCGCCACCAATAGCAAGGGTGCCTGGACGTTGGCGACAAATTTACTGGATAGGCATCGGCTCAAAAACAACAGGTTTGCATACAAAAAAAGAGTTTTTGAGACTTGTACGGCGGGCGCACCCAGAAGCGGTTTATTGGAGACGCAGAGGTGACAACATTGTACCAGAAGGTAAGCTGAAACGTAACGATATTGAAGGCTGGATAGAAATTGCCGGCGCTAAATGGGTTTAAAACGCCACTATAATCAGGAAGTTAATATAGATGTTTAAAACATCCATATTAAACGGTGAAATAGTAGTCAAGGGACAAACATTCGTATATGAAGTATACTTTAATCCTAGTGAGCAGCTAGCGCCTACACAACAGCACGTAATAGACCGTTTTGGCTCACGAATAGTTAAGGGGCAAATCTGTCTAGGAACTACGAAAGCGGTTGTAAAAAAAGGTTTGGAAGACAACATATACACAGCGCTAGCCTTCATTAGAAATAAAAACAAAGGCGATACTGCATCTGCATCTCTTCAGTTTTACGACTGGTGTCAAAGTGGAAAGCCGCAGTTATGGCTTGGCGATTTATGCCGCGTAACAAGCGAAACGCTAAAGCCACATGTCAGTCCTGTAGAAGCGTTGATTGAATTATTTGGTCAAATCGCAAAAAAACACCGAATAAGAAAATTACATTTAATGGTTGAAAACGCTTGTCAAAATTATATAATTTTACCAAAAATATATAATAAATACGGATTCAAAGAAATTCAGACCTGCCAAGCATTGCCCGACTATAAGGTTATGATGAAGGATTTAACGGAGTCGCCTGCCTCTAATCGTCTTCGAACGCTTCGTCTTCCTAGAAAAACCGCCCATTTGACCAAACGGCGCTAAGCATGTTCCAGAAGAATGAAAAACCATAAATGTGTGTTGGTCTTCGCGCCCGACTTCAGTAACGCTAGTTTTCAAGCCAACGACTTTAACTGTATTTGGATAAGCGACAGATACTTTATTTTTAAAATCATCCATACCACGTTTAACTAGTCGGTCAACTGCCTCTTGAATAATGGTGCCTTTATGACTGGATGACGGTTCCAACATAGGCTGTGTAAAAGACACCGCCTCAACACTATTGCACATAACTGTTCCTAAAGGTAAATATTTTGCAGAATCGTATTGGTCTGTTGTTTCAAATATAAAAGCCATCCCTAACTTCTTACACTAAATTAAATTAAAAGATACGAAGTTGGTCTAAAATCGTGTTCATTAGTAGGGTCAAAGCCATTGTTCCAACAACCGTAATTGAGCAAATAATTCGCGTCTCACGATGAGGTTCATAGCCACTGATTCTTATCCAAGGGTCTAAAATAGTATCATCGCGCTCAGTCAGCTTTTGTTCGGCTTTAGTAATTACGCATCCACGAAAGATTAATTGCTGACCGATGACAAAGAAAAAAAAGAAGAAAATGAACAGACGTAAGCCAGGATTATTATAGGCAAAATAGAGGGTGTATAATATACATCCGCCAACAAAATGACATATCATTAAAGCCTGTCCCTTACCAACGTCTCCACCGGGAAGCCAGAAAAATAATACACGCGCAAGCGAAATAAATAAATCTATGAGGGAATATTTTATAGGGCGCAGTATTTTTCGAATATTTTCCATGTGTTCATCGTGAATCTCTTTTTTAAGGGGGCTGCCATCGTCTTTTGCGGTAGCCATTATTTATTGTAGCGTTTTAAATAATGCGTATAAATCGCAAAACCAGTTAAAGATATTAACATATTAAAATAATATACTGTTTAATGTTAAATAAGGCACAGACAGAGGCAATCGTCAAGCATCTTCGTGATATGGCAAACGTTTTGGAAAATTCCACTAAAACTGCTGTCAATCAAACAGAAGATGCTGTAAGCGCAAAGAAGCGCGGACGAAAGCCTGGAGCAGTATCTGATGAGTTGCGTTGCGCACACATCAATGAAAAGGAGCAACGCTGTAAGAATAGAGCGACAAAAGGAACGGTTTGTGGTAAGCATCCACTTCAGGATGCGACATAAGCATCCACTTCAGGATGCGACATAAGCATCCACTTCAGGATGCATCATAAGCAACTGCGATTTCGGAAAATTGAATAATAATAGATAATAACACCGAATAGTAAAAATGTTCCTTAATCCGAAACTCTTTGATTTACCTCAGTCGGAAATTAAGGCAGCAGGCAGGCAGAATCTGACCTATGGCTCATTAACAAAGAAGGGGCTTAATACAATGGCGAAGACCATTGACCGGTTTAGTCCAAAGTCAATCCCAATTCATGGGTTTGACTTAGGATGCGGTGACGGCGAACTGATTTACCACCTACAGAAGCAGATTCAAGACTCGACGTGGGAGGGCGTGGAGATTAGTGAGCATCGCGTATCAGCGCAAAGCCGTGATGTCACTATTTGGCAAGGTGACATGCTGGAGGAGAATTACCGTCCCTACAACGTGCTTCACGCAGATAATCTTTGCTTGGAGGACCATATTGCGGACAAGCTTGAGAAGAAGATTGCATTAGAGTTTTCGGGTATCTATATTACATATAGAACACCTGAAAATCCGACCTTTCTACGTTCATCAAAGTGGCTAGATACAGTTTCTATGGAAACAACATGGACGCATCACCCAATCCATATTTATCGGGTCTTTTAATTACAACATCTAATGTCTTATTTGGCGGATAGTTGTTTCTTTTTGTAGGTTCTGGGTGTCTTGTGTTTTCTTATTTTATATTTCGGAGACTTATTCTTTGAAATCCTAAGCGTACTTGTTTTTTTGACAATGGCTGGACGATTGTTTCTTACTGGAGTAGCAAATAAGTTTGCTGATATTTTAAATAGCGGGTTTATTCCTAACCCGTTTTTTATCGGCGACCTACTTCTTGGCGTCGCCAGTAAATTGGTGGCGATTGCAGATAAAGGATTATTTCCAAAACCATTGTTTCTATTACGTTTATACGTTAGAGGGGTTCTGGCTTTCGCGCGTTTCGGTGATTTACTTTTTGATTTGTAATGAGGTCTTGGAGACTTACTTCTAGTCAATGACCTACTGTTTATTATTGACACCATGCTTATATTATAAGTAGATTTTTCACCCATTTAAACAAAAAATTTGACCAATGACCTAAACACAACCGTTTTCATAAAATGACTAAGCAATTCGTCCGCGCCTCCATTAACGGAATCGTCTATCTGATTGACAGCGCAAAGGGTAAGGTTTACACCTACAATCCGGATGCGCCAGTATACATTGGTGATCTTGAGCGTATTGCAGGTGAAGAGTTAGTAACTTCGGAGGGCACTCTTTCGGGAGCCAAGCTAAATCTCAGACCTGACTGGGCACAGGTTATGAAGAAGCTCAATGTTTAGCACAATATCTTCTTATACTCATTATACAATAGATACTCCGAATTAGATGAAAATTTGTATGGCGATTTCGGAAACTGTGCACTTTGTGTACTGACACGAACGTATAGATTTAGCCCGTTTCTATTTCGTAAAAGAACATCGCTATCCTTTTTTGGTCCGGTTGGTAAAATATTAGAACAAAAGGTCGATGTAGTAGTGGAGACATAGACATACTTGTATCCAACAATAGTACTCATAACCGTTGATGTATAGGGAATAGGTTTAGCAGCATAAGGCACCAGAAAATCTGTCTCATCGGGATAGGTAACAGTATGTGCGCTTTGTCCCAAATTGTAAGCGGTTTTTTCAGCTGAGCCTTGAAATTGATAAAAGGCAGGTGTGCTTGTACCAGATTTTCCTTCTGGTGGTACAGTTTGTGCAAGTTTATTACGCACAATTGAGTTGTAATTTTCAATCCGTTCAAAAGTGTTCCACTGTTCTCTGAATTGTCGTATTTCAAGACGCGACTTGTACTTCATCGTTGATTCGGGAAAACAGAAGGTGCTACGCATAGGTGCAATTGGTGGGTCCTGAACGGGTTCGTGACATGAAAAAATGGTCGTAATTGGAGTGGAGGGCTGTATTGGCACTGGTGGGCAATTAAAAAGATTGCCCGTGGGTTCACTTTGTGGCAATGTGACATTCTTTTTAAGTATGATATATGTAGCCATTCCTTACACATACACTGGAAAAAGTTTGGGTGTTGTTTGCAGCAGTTCACTTGCGTTTTGCTGGCGCAGCAACAGCTACAGCGACGCGCTCCAAGCCCTTGTTCAGCAAAGCCTCCTTCTGTCGAATCGTGCGTTGGTTAAACTCCTGCTTGGTCTTCGCACCCTTCCCCTTACCCTTCTCCTGACGTGTCTTAGGCTGGTCCATTTTGTCGGATTATTGTCCTGACTTTGACAGTGAAAAGAAAAAGGCATATGATTTCAATTTTTTTCATAACAACAACCCTTAAAAAATGATATAATAACACACAATAGCCCATATAGTAAAACAATGTTGGTCAATCAGGCTCCAATTCTTAGTGTATTAGTTGATAAGTTAACCAGTCTATATCAGCAGAAACCAAAAAAAGATGTTGTCGTCATTGGTTCTGGTTGGGGCGCAAGCGCATTCGTAAGCCACATTGATAAGACTCAGTATAATGTTAAGGTTGTATCTACAAGTAAGAGGCGTTTGAATCAGCCCCGCTTAATTCCAGATTTTGAGCCATCCTATACGTCACTAGCCGTAGAGCCAGTGATTGACACATGCAAATCCATAGTCAAAGATAAGAAGTACGTCGTTGGTGCACGTGATGACTACAAATATGACTACCTTGTAATTGCAACAGGCTCTGAGCCAAATGACTTTGGTACAAAAGGCGTAGCCCAGAATTGCCTAATGTTCAAGACGCCGCGGGACCTACAGCTTCTAAAAAGCAGGCTTATTAATCAGAAACAAGCCACTGTAATTGGAGCTGGACCCACTGGTATTGAACTGGCGTTCAAGTTGCATTCAATGGGTTTCCAAGTAACAGTTATTGAAGCATCGCCAGACATCTTACCTGGATTTTCTGAAACTATGAAACAATATGCTAAGACCCTATTGTCAGAGCGTAGCATTAATGTTGTAACTAATATGAAAATTACAGAGGTGAATCAAACAGAAATTAAGACACTAAACAGCTCAACAAGGCGCGACGATGTTGTAATCTGGACGTGTGGTGTCAAGCCAACATCCTTTGTAGAGGGAAAGCCGCTGCTTACGGATGATTATTTAATGGTTGACCAGGACGTATACGCCCTAGGCGATATAGTAGCAAAAAAGGGTCCCCCAACAGCTCAGAATGCTAAGCAGCAGGGAATCTTTCTTGCGCAGTATTTTAATAGCGGCTTCATAAAGAAACAGCCTTATATTTACAAAGAAAAGGGGCGCGTTCTGGACACTAGCGACGGACTTATTGTAGAATACATGGGTCATGTTCTGACCCTTCCGTCTTTCCTTCGCTCAGTCTTCTACTTTGTTGCCGATTAAGAACATCCAGCTGCAGCTCATCCTTAATAGCAGCGGTCCGTTCATTGCACCGTTTCATAGGATGAATACAGTGTGCCTTTATAATCTCCATGATGCGATTGCATTCAGGTATTTTTTGAACAAGCTCCTCCAGTGTGCTTTTATACAAGTCGTGGCGCACATCATAATGTCCAGCATTATTATCTGCGAAGAATTCAACAGAACCATCAACATCTATGCTAAAGGCAAGTTTGCCAAAGACTGCTTTGGTTCTAATCCCAGAGCCTCCATGCTCATGTATATCGACCAGCTCTTGTCGTTTGTAGTAAAAGCGGGGAAATATAGTCGGATAGTAGGCATAGTAATCCGATGCAGCATAAGCAGAATTGTCACAATAAAAGCCCTCATTTCTATTAATATCGGCGTGACTGTATCCAGGCTTTATTACGTGACCGTTAGTCATAAACTTTCGGAACTTGACAACCATTTTTTTATCTGCTGCTCCACTCCTGTATGAATCGTAATGAAACATGCTATTAACGCCAGTAGCCATAAAATAGTAGCTTAGGGTGTAACGTAGGTCTATTAACATATCTCTCATTTCATCATAGGTGTAGTTCATCTTAAAAATCACCTCCAAAAGTGCAAATAATCAATTTTTGCTAAGGACAGTCTAAAGAAATTTCACTTTGATATAATAGCTACACATGAAATATTCATCTGAACAAGAGTTTATTATCAAGCAGTGCTTGGAAAATCGTAATACTATTGTTGATGCTGTTGCTGGCTCAGGTAAGACGACAACGCTATTAGGTATATCAAAGGCATCACCGCTAAAGAAAATTCTAGGCGTACTTTTCAATAAGTCGCTAAAAGAGGAAACACGTGCCAAAGCATTGCAAAGCGGTCTCAGCCAATTAGAAATTCATAATTACCATGCCCTAGCAAAAAAATATTATGACGATTCCATTTGCAATGACAGCGGTATAACAAAACTGGTCCGCGAAGACAAGAAACCCTACAAGCCCCTGCCTAAATGGGAGCGTATAATTATTGATGAAGTCCAGGATATGAACCCGCTCTATTTTCAGCTTATTAGTAAGGTTCTGATTGATGTACGTAATCCGGATATACGTATAACAGTAATGGGTGACCGTTTTCAGTCAATTTACGCCTTTCTGTATGCCGACTCAAGATTTCTAACAAATGCAGGAAGCATTTATCAGTCTGTAAAGGGTGACTGGATTAAGGCATCGCTTTCTACGACATATCGCTGCAGCTCATCTATATGCTCATTTTTAAACGACTGCCTGCTGGGATACACCCGTATGCACCCTGCAATAGATGATGTATCGCCACCTGTTAACTACATTTACGGATGTCCCTTTGAAGCGCGTAAGCCCTTACTAACTGCTATATTAGGACATTTGTCAAACGGCTTCAAACCAGAAGATATATTTATATTGGCGCCAAGTGTGAAAATGAAGATGAAGGAAACGCCTGTAAAGATGCTAGAAAATGCCCTAGTCTCATATAATATTCCTATTTACATACCAAATGATGAAAATGGAGCTGCGGCTGATGCCGGTGGTGGTGACCCTACCAAAGGAAAACTGGTTATTACAACCTTTCACCAGTCCAAGGGCTTGGAGCGTAAA